TTCTTCTTTTGTATATCTTGGTTTTCTACTCTTATCTAAACTGCCTACATTAATAGGATATCCTGGTTCTAATTTTTGAACTTTACCGCCTTTTTCTAAAAATCGTTTCATCTGTTCATCTCTTACAGATTTAGGAGTTTTAGGTTTTTGATCGCTATCGTAATCGTACATTATTCCTCTCCCTCTATTTTTAATTTATCGTCTTTTGGCACCCAATCTTTTGGTACTTCTTGCATTTCTTCTTCTTTCATTCTACTCCATATGTCATCAAAAAGAACATCAGGTTCCTCTAACATAACTGCTACTGCTTTTCTTAACTTCTCTTTATTGTATTCTACCTTTCTTTGAAAGTCATACATTGGTTTTAACTCTTTGTATTTTTGTTTTGGTATCGGCATTACTTAATTGCACCACCTCTTGCGTAGTCTTTTAACATTTTTGCTCTTGCCTTTTGAGCACGTTCTAGTTTAAACTTACTCACTAAATCAGTAAATACATAACCATTCATATGTTCGTTTTCATGTTGAAATACCCTTGCTGACATTCCGTGTAGAGTTTCTTCTATCTCTTTACCATGTTGATCTGTATATTTTACTGAACACCATTTAGGTCTATTGATAGTTAAGAATAAGAAAGGAAAAGATAGACAACCTTCTTTGAAGTTTACTGTTTCTTTACTAACATCATTGATTAACGGATTGAATACTGATCTAACTTTACCATCTTCTATCTGTGGATGACCACCCATTACAAACATACGATATGGTAGACCCACTTGATTAGCAGAAAGACCTAGACCACCATATTTGACCATTGTATCATACATTACTTTTGACAAATCAAGTCTATCTTTAAAATCAAACTCTTTTAGAGTATCATCTATAAAAGGTGCCACCTGCATTAATAGTCTAGGATCAGTAGGTTTAATTAAAGGTAATACTCTTTTTTCTTCTTTTTTTGCTTGTAGAATTTTAGGGTCTATCTTTTGTGTGACAGTTTCTTTCTCGCCTTTAATTATAGGAATTTTATTTTCTTGTATCTTCTCAAAATTTTTAGCGATTTCTTCTATCTTTTCTGGTGTTAGTTTCTCTGCCATTATGCCATCCTTGTAAAGTTTTTATATTTCTCAAATTTTAATATACTAGGGAACTTATCTAATAAAGTATCACCCTTGTGTGAGATAACAAAAACATTTTCTTTTGCTAGTTTGTTTGTTAATATTCTCATAAACTCATCTGTACCTGAACTATCTAATGAACTATCAAATATCTCATCTAGTATTAATAAATTTGTGTTCATAGAGTTTTTAAGTTTAGCAATCTCTCGCCAAGTAAATAATATCGACAAGTCTATTCTTAACTTTTCACCTTCGCTAAAAGAGTGATAGTTAAATTCATCACGGTGTCTGGACTTAATTGTTTCTTTAAACTCCTCATTAAGAGTAAAATTAACAAAAAAGTCCATATCCGCTAGATTCTTATTAATAAACTGATTCATTATTGGTAGGTATTGTTTAATGATTTTAGTCTTAATACCAGTGTCTTGCATAAGATATCTAGCAGTATCTAAATATGTTTTTTCTTCTCTATACTTTTGTTTTACTATCTCGGCGTCACTAAATTGTTCTTGTAGTTGTGTAAGTTGACCGGTGGCAACGCCTGTTGTAAACTTATCATCTGACAACTCATCTATCTCATTTTGTTTACTTGTAATATATTTTTTAATTTCTGATATAGATGTTTCATAACGATTTAACAATAATTCTTTTTCTCTTATTGTAACCATTGTTTCATTTATACTATGTAATCTTTGCTCTGTATCGGCAATCTCTTTTACTAATTGACTCATAGCACTTTCAACTTCAACAACTTTGTTTTTTTTCTTATCAATCATTGTTGATTTAAATGCCTCATCAATAGATTGTTGACAAGTAGGACAATCATTATGAGTTTCAAAAAACTGTAAATCTTTCTTGTGTTTGCTACAAGTATTTTCTAGTTTTGCCTCTACATTGTGAAGTTGTTTATACTTATTATTTATTTTAGTTTCATCTAATATTTCATTCTGTAAGGCAGTTTTCTCAGCAGATACTCTATCGATATCTAATTTATAATTATCTATATCTGTTTCTGCCTTTTGCATTTCTAGTTTTTTCTTTTCAATTAGTTGTTGATTATTACCACTCATATCTTCTATGTGTTTCTTCTGTGAATCTATCTTACCATCTATCAACTGACAATTAAAGTCTGCCTGTTTAATTAATTCGTCTTGATTTTTTACTTTGTCTTTAAATATAAAATTCATTTTAGAAAATATCTCTATGTCTAATATTTCTTCTACTACTTGTCTTCTATATTCTGGTCTTAATTGCATAAAAGGTACAAATGAAGCATTACCTAATATAACAACTTGTGTAAATGATCTAAAGTTTAGTTTTAATATTGTTTGTTCTAAATGTTTCTGATAATCTCTTACGGCAGCGTCTTGATTTAACATTACATTATTACACCATATCTCAAATATATTAGGTTTAATACCTCTTATAATCTTATATTCATTTTGACCTATTACAAATTCTACCTCTACAACACAATCTTTTTCATTAATACTATTGACCATCTGGTCTTTTTTAATATTTCTAAATGCTCTTTGAAATAAACCAAAACATAATGCGTCTAGCATAGTTGATTTACCTGCACCGTTCTCACCTACAACTAATGTCTTTGATGACCTATCTAATTGTATTTCTATAAACTGTTGACCTGTCGATAGAAAGTTTTTATATCTTACTTTTTTAAATGTTATCACTTTTAATACCTGTATCTTGTGCCTCTACAAAGGTTTCTTTAATCATATTTTTTAGTTTTTCTTTATCTAAATCAACTGGCAATTGATCCACATAATTATTTACTAGTGTCATTGTATCTTCCGTACCTTCAACAACATCATCACTTACTAGATTGGCATTAAGGTCGGAGTAATCTTCTAATACTTTTAATTCATGTACTGTAATTTTATTATATAATTTGTCAAGTAATCTATCAAACATTTCATTGTTCTTTTTAGATACTACAATTAGTTTTACAAACTTATTATGATAAGGACTTATATCAAAGTCATCATAATTTGTTTCACTATCATTGTACATTAATTTTGCAAATATAGTGTTTGGATTAGGTATTGCTTCTATTTCTCTTGTTTCAGTATCTAGTATATGAAAGTATTTTTGTTGACCATAGTCTGACCAGGTCATTTCGTATTGACTACCTAGATAAAATATTTGTCCATCATCATTCTTTGTATGAAAGTGGCCACTAAATGTCTTTTCAAATCTCTTTACAATACTCTTATCATAGCCATGAGTTTGTGTTATATTCTCATGCATATAAAAACCATTTAAATCTAAATGTGCCATACAGATATCTGCCTGTGCCGTATTTAACATATCAAAGGATTGTTGTTGATTCTCAGGATTTATCCATGGCAACATTAATATCTTTAGACCGTCAAAATCAACTACTTTAGGTTCTTCGTATATCCAAGGCTCGTTAATGCCATCAGGTGCTGTACACAACTGTTGTAAGGAGTTTACTTTGTTTGTATTTTTGAAATAGATATCGTGATTACCGATTAACATATGGGTATCTATCTTCATATCCCATAGTTTGTTTAAGAAACCTTTTCTAAAGTTATCTGCTACTCTAAAGTTTATAAATTTTCTTCTATCGACCACATCACCTAAATGTATTAGTGTCTTGATATTATGTTTTTCCAAATAAGGAAAAAATACTTCTTCATAGAACTTATGTAAGAAGTCATCAAATATCATACTATCATTACGCACACCGAAGTGTGTATCGTTTAACAACGCTATTTTCATACCTACCTAATTATATAACTACTTTTTTTTCTTCTTTACTTTTTTTGATTCTGTCGAAGCACTTTCTTTTACATTCTTTTGTAAGAACTCTAACATCTGATTTTTATATTGAGCGTCATCACCTACCAGTGAATCCATCATCATTTCTGTACCTGAATTAGCAATTAGTTTAGCCTTTACATCTTGCTGTTTCTTTTCTTTTTGTATTCTTCTGATAAATGCATAGTATATTATTTGTGTGAAATATGCAAATGGATTATTAGATTTCTCTGGATTAAAGTTGCTCATATATTGTAAGCAGTTTTCTATGCCATCTGATATCATATCATCACGATAGGTATAGTTTATAAAATTCGGTCTATAAGATAAGTGATTAGCAATCTTCAAAAAACACTCACCAATATAGTTAGTCACTTCAGGATGTTTTCTTTTCTTTTCTTGTGCCTTTTGGCATTTTAAACGATAGTCAACCATAGCCTGAAGAAACCTTTTATTATCAACATAGTGTGGTTTCTGTTTAGCTTTTATTTTTTCCATAATTTTCTTTCTTGATTATAAAACAATTATAACATTTTTGTAGCTAAATGTAAAGCAAGTTGTATTAATTAAATTTATTTTTAAAAACGCTTGACGACTTGGGTATCCCATGTTATACTGACTATGTAGTCGCTTGGGGAACCAGCTATAGGTAGCAATTAGTGTATAGTTTTCTTTCCAAATAAATCAATCAAATCTTCTTCTGACCATTGTAGTGGTTCTCTCTGGTCAATTTTTTGCATTCGATCCATCTGATCTGCCAACTTATAGATTTTTTCCATTTCTTCGGCAGATAAGACAGGTTTGGCATTTGCCTTTGCCTTCTCTAGTTTATCTAATATAACTTCATAATAATGTGATATATGTTTGTCCGCTTGGGTAATTACTAATATCTTATCTCTAGGAATTACAAATGTCTTATCATCTGTAAATGGCAACCAAGGTGCTAAAGTAGAATCATCTTTCATACCAGTTTCGGTTTCTCTCTTTACGGTATTTAATTCTAATGCGTTTGTGATTCGTAAGAAATCTTTATCAACTGTAATACTACCCATAATAGTAGTACCATCAGTTAGTTTTACCATACGATAATCTGTATTATCCATTTTAATCCTTTAGGTTAATATTATGTATCTCGTAGTCGAATTCTTCTTCGTTGTATATATTTATTCTTTCCTGAAAGTGCTTTAGGGTAAAATTCTCTTTTGATTTGTATTGTAGGTCATCTGCTATATCGTATAATGTCGCATTGACTTTATTGTCACCTAATCTTAATCCTCTACCGATTGATTGTAGATTTCTTATTCTACTTTTAGAAGGACTAGCAAATATTATGTTATGTAAATTCTTTATATTGATACCAGTAGAGAATGTGCCATAACTTGCTACAATAATGGCATTAGTTTCGTTTTCAACTATTGCTCTTGCCTTTTCTCTTTCTTCTGTTTCGACACCGCCATATATATAAAAAACCTTTCGATTTTCTTCTGCCTTTTCATCTATAATTTTAAATAATTCTTTACCATGTTTTTCTACTAACTGAAATAATATTAGTGTATTGCCTTTTATTTTAAGTGCTAGATTACGAATAAAATTGTTTCTTGATTTACTTGATACCAGATAGTCTATCTCGTCTTGATACTTACCACTTGCCACCATTTTACAGTTTGCCTCACTATGTTTAAGTATTAAGCATCTGACTGCCAGATTACTTAACTGTTTTTTGTCCATAAGTTTTTTAGTTGTTGTCACTTTATTTACGGCGCCAAACAATCCTTCTAATACTAACTTATGTGTATGAGCACCATCTAAAGTACCTGTAAGACCTATACGATATTTACAATCAACAAGTTTAGTCATAATTTCTGTTAATGATTTTGATTTAAATAAGTGTGCCTCATCGCCAAACACAACACCGAATTGTTTAAAGTATTCTTTTGGTAGTTTATATAATGATTGCCATGTAGATATCAAGACCTTTTTATCTGTCTGATTAGAGTATCCACTATATAATCTGTGGCAATACTTCTTTACATTCCAACCATATGACTCAAAATCAGAATACATCTGTTCCACTAGTGATGTTGTCGGCACTATCAATAATGTTCTATTATTGGCATCCTCTTTGATTAGGTGCGAATAATAACGAATTAAGGAATATATGATGAATGACTTACCGGACGCCGTAGGACTTACCAGGAGGGCCCTATTGCGTTTTAAACTATGATATATTGCGTCTATCTGATAATCTCTTGCTTCAAATTTTTGACCTAGACTATTTGAAAATTTAGTGACAACATCTTTATCGACCTTGTTATCTATATCTACATCTTTGGCGGCCACTATATTGTAACCTCGTTCTTCGGCAAACGCTTTGATATAGGGATACAGGCCAAAATAAATCTCTTTTGTTTTTTGTGAAAACAATCTTATCTTGCCATCCCACATACGAGTACGAAATGCCGGCATAAACTTATACCCAGGCACATAAAAGGTAAAGAATTCAGATATCTCTCTTTGTATATCTGACTCGCAGTCTACCGTAATGTAAACTTCGTTTTTCTTTTCTATGATAATGAGATTAGAATTGTCCCGATTGATATTCATGGCGTTCACCTAACTGTCCTTTGATCTGTATATTCCACGATATACTTATACGATCTTTTTGTGACTGATTTATAGGAACCCAATGTACTAACCATGAAGGAAATATTATTATTCGATTTGTTTTTGCTTTGTAATTTAGTAAATTTGCGTTGTCAATATGGTCATTCTTTTTTCTTGGTAGTATAACATTGGCACCTGGTCTTGGGTCCTGAAAAGTAATTCCAGATGTATTATCGGCGTCTATATAAAAGACACCACTTAAAAAATTGTTTGAATGTGAATGTGGTTGATGTGTTTCGCCAGGTTTTAGTACATTACCCCACATACTAGTTATTTCTATCGTATCTGCTATATAGTCCATAGCGTCAATTGATTTAAAAACTTCTTTACTAACATCTTTAGCAAACCATTTAAAAGGTTCTGTTTTGTCTAAATCAGGACCTGTTTGCCAGTTAGGTTTTCTCTTTTCATACAGAGATAGTATTTCATTTTTTAAAGCAGGTAATCTTTGAGGCGCTAGAAAGTCATCTTGAATAAAAAGATTTGTAGGAAATATTTGTTGATGATCCATTATATTGCACCACTAGTGAATTTCTTCCATTCAATAGCGTTCTTAATTAAAAATGTTCTATTGTTTACACTTCTTAATACCTGTTCAAGATATTTAACTATTTGATTTAGATATGCAACCTTTTGATCTGCCTTCTGTAAATCAGGATCAGAATCCATATAGATATGTACATCTGCTTTTAATACTTTTATATCGAAAGGTCTTTGTTTATATACATGAGGATCCGCCTTGCCTGTATAGTATTCCCACTTATCCCTTATCATAGTCTTGTGTTCATATTCTGATTTTTTTAATAGTAAAGAAAACTTATTAAAGTGTATTAAATATTTGTTATGTAATAGTGGTATGTTTATTGATTCGGCGTCTAGTTCCGTGTCATCTAATTTAAAGTCTTTATTGACTGCTTGTTGTAATTCTTCTAATGTCATATTAATATTATATCACCTTTTCCGCTAATTGTAAAGCCTTTGAGCCATTTCTTTCTGTGTTATATATTTTAGGTTAGGACAGGTAGACCATTCTTTTATTGGCATATCCGTTTTTGCTTCGGCACCCTTATTCACTTTGTAGAATTGTGTGTTAGTAAATTTATCAAATGTGTGTTTATGTTGTAGGATCCAATTAAATGTTTCATCTGGATTATTAGGTCTGGCCGCCAATGCGTCTTTATCGGCATAACTATCCGTGCCGGCATATATGTTATTGACTTTATCATTATCAGAATATAGATCGTGTCCTACTATGTAAACTTCTTTGGCACTTAACTCACAGGCAAGATATACTGATCGACTACCTGTGGCATAGGCAAAATTATCTACATCTGGTTCAATGTCTATTATCTCGTCATCTTTAGAAACACCTGTGATATAAGTTATACCTAAATTATGTCCCTTTGTAAGTGTGAACACGCCATCGGCGCCATGATAAACAACCTGCTCGCTATCATTCCATACTATATCAGTCTTGTCTGCCATCGTCTTCATCATTTCTTTTGCGACAAATATAGGAACAGGCGTCCAGTAACCTAGATATACTTTCATGTCTTTTAGATTTGCCTTACGATATATCTCATGTGCCATTCTCGAATCTAATGCCACTAATATATCAGGCGTAAAATCACGATAGATAGCATTACAACCTATTACGGTTGCATAGTCTTTCATTTTTTTGAGGTCTAGACCTTGTCTTGATTGCCCATTACCGAGGCAGACGGCCGTATCTATCCATGTTAAAGTCTTCATCAAAAATCATCCTATATTGTCTTATATTATAATTGTATTATATCGTAATTTAAATAATTAAAACTTGATTGTACTTGTAAGTAATCAACATCACTTGCCTTGATATCATAAGATAATGATCCTAAAGATATAGGATAAACATTTCTAAATCTTATCTCGGTCACAGCAATGTTCTTACTATTTAAAACTGTTAATGTTGCGTCTGAATATGTGCCACCTTCGTCAAGTGGTTGTGCAATACTTGTTCCTGTTGCAGCCGTGCTTGATGTTGTGCCAGGAAATCTATCACTACTCGTTCCTTGTAGATTAGCAAATTGAGTGTGATTTTTAGGAAACCCTAGACCGTTTATCCAGTCATGTAATTCTTTATAGTTAGATAGATTTTCATCTACTAGAAACGACATATCAAAACTTTGATATTGAATAGTATCACCAGGTACAGGATAATCGTATAGTGGTGTA